TAACAAAGCTCATAGACGACAATGTCGCTCCACCAAAATTAGTTCTTAACTGTTGCTCAGAAGTTGCGTCCGTGAATACACCGCTTCCAGAAACCGTCATGCTTTGGATTCCGCCTTGTGGTAATAAGGTACGGTTATTCGAGCTGTCTTTGTTGGTGATGTCGACCATTTCATCGTTGAGAGTAATTGAAGAAGACCTCAATCCGCCCACCGTTGTTTGTGTTCCGCTTACTGCGATTTTGATTAAGACCGCAGATCCCTTTTGTGCTGCCATATTTTTCTCCTATGCAGTTCCTAATAAAACCGCACGAAACCTCATGATCCCGTGCCGCGTTATCCCATCTGGGTCTCTTAAAACGTCAATAAATTCTAACCTCATATTTATGAGATTATGCCCCGTGACGCTCAGGCTACTATCATGCAACAGTGTGTGAATCCTGTCCATGAGGTTCTTGACCTCCTTGCTGCCCTTATATTGCGACCAGACGTCCATGTTTATGGTGACCTCTGATCCCGTCACGTCTTTGGTGCTGTAATCTGCAGAAGTTTCTCGCCCTATCTGGACATAAGGGAAGGACGCGTTCTCTGGCACCTCGTCATACACCGCCGCGCCTTGTGTGCTGGTCAAATTGCTGTCGCTGTTCAGCGTCGTATATATACGCTCCTGCAATGCAAACTGTCCAATCGTCATGTGATCAGACCCTGTTTGATAAAGATCGCCTTGATTGCCGCTGCGTTTTTATCTAATGCGGGCTGCATATAAGGACGAGCAGCCATTTTTTGTGTGCCAAATTCTAACATCGCGGCATAAGCTGTGCTTGCGCTGGCGATTCCCGTGGTGACCGTGCCTTGTGACTCAACTCTGGCGCTAAGGGAACCAACCAACGCGCCGGTTTGATTTGCTGGCGCTTCTCCTGGCGCTGATGCAATCCTTGTGACACTGCCTTTTTTATATGCGCGGCCCGTCTTTGCCCCCGTCATAATGCTTTCCATCGCCGAGTTTTTGACCAGATTTGCCGACTTCAAACACGCAATCTCAGCATTTTTCTTTGGCATGGTGCCAAGCTGCATAGTGATTTTACGAAAGAATTCGTTCTTATTCACAATCATGCTGCCACGCCTTCTTCGCACGTTAAGATGAAAAACCGATCCCGCTCATCAGCGTTTCTAATGTGTCTTATATTCAAAATCCTGCTGCCGAATAGGATGCGGTATGCCGTGCTGATATCGGATCTGAATCTAATTGTGACTTCGTGCTGTGTTCTTTCCTGGAGCTGTCCATGTTGGAAGTCTTCACTGCCGCTTTTAGGTCTTACGTCTGCGTATAGCTCCGCTAGGGTAGACCATGATATTGATTGCCCGCCGCCCGTGTCAGTTGTCCTGGTTGGAGATTGCAGCTTAACCAGGTGTCTTAAACGCCCTAACGAAGAGGCCATCAGCCAAGCGCCAACAGACTTGATGAGCCCATGCCGCCAATAATGACATAAGGCTGCAACAGGGCCTTGATCATGGGTGGGATTGACCTGGTATTCAAATAGTCCATGTTATCGCCGCGCTGCTCATATAGAAAAGATATGTGCTGCAATAATGCCATCCGTATGGGTTCGGGGACTGAATGCGCGTTTGCATATCCCGCGACATAGACCACCTTGATCGCATTAGCAACTCGCAACGCTGTTGGGAATGTTTCCCCCTGGCGCAATACGACCCTTGCTGGCTCCCTTACGTTGTCCACGTAATACCTAGAAGCCGCCATCGTCGTCTCTGTGTCCTCGTCGTTGAAAGTGCTCACAGACGTGACAGAAGTGACCGGGGGATTCGGTAACTGGATGTAATTTTTATAATAATTTAGGTAGGGGCCAGTTTTGGTCCCCTCCCAAAGCGGGTCGCTCATGTCGTCGTAAGCATCAACGAACATGGTGAAAGTCTGTGAAATTAAAGCTCTACCAGTGTGCTGCTCTGCAAACATCCTGGCGGCTTTGATAAATGGACGGATAACACGCTCGTCTGTGCTGTCCTCCACCCTCAGATACTGTTTGACTTCTTGCAGTGATACGGGCTCTGTGGTGGGCTCTGTCGTGACGCTGATTCCGGCCATAGTTTATCCCCCTAAAACAGATTGAAGCACCGTAGCGCTTATTAGGAGCCCATAGAGACCCCAAATCAAATGTTCTAACCGGTTAAACCGTTGATTGCCAGATTCTAATCTCTGATCAATCTGATCCCAGCGGACCTTCGAGACCTCACGAAAAGACGCAAGGTCCCTGGCCACTAAATCATCAGCTTTCGGCTGCGCCTTCGCTCTCGGCATCTTCGGCCTCTTCTTCTGGCGGCGCTTCTTCTGACTCAGGTATCTCTACTCCCAACAGGTCAATAAGCTGTGTCTTAAAGTCTTTTTCTGCTGAGTTGAGTATCCTTAGATCAGCGTTAGCGTTCGCTATAATATTGTTTTTCCTTTGCGTGACCAGGGCGAGATCTTGATAGATGCTTTTTTGCTCGTCTGTCATGTCTTTTGCCATGAAAACTTGCTGCTCATCACCGATGTTTACTGTGAAACTACCGGTCTCCTCTGGTGCTTGATCCATCTCTGTGGCTTCTGCCATGTTTGCCTCCTTTGGCCTTATCGTCTGATAATCCTTCTATTATGGCCCTGTAGAATCCGATTGAAAAGCCACATAAGCTTTCTTCGTTTCTTCTGTATGAACTGCGTCACAGATCGCCTTGACCTTGTCAGATTCCTCTGACCAATCGTCCGTTGGCGTTACAACGTGCCTATGCAAAGATCTTGATAGCTCTTTGTCATCTTCCTTGATAACGGTGGCGGTGCGTACTTGCACTGTTGAGAACAACCCGTTGTCCACAACCTCTATTTTGTCAACGATCTCTGTTTTAGTTAATGCCATGTTTTTCTCCTTTTGTGTCTGTGCTTACCATCCAGAAAGCATAAGTTTGAAATTATGTTGTGATGAACGTCGCACAGATACGCAAATCCGTACCACTGCCAACACGCTGCGCAAACTGAACTTGAACGTTGACTCCTGTGTTCGCTGTATAAACATTTATATAATTAGTGTTTGAGCTCATAATTCCCCAAGCATCAAGAGGTGTGCCAGAGGCCACAGCGTTCCAAGACATTTGAATGGAAGATTGATTTGTTGATGTGGCATCGTGTGTAAAAGGCATTCCTATGCTTACTGCTCCTACAGGACTACTCACACTGGAAATAACTAAATATCCTGTGACAGTTACTAATCTTCCAATTTTTATGTAATGCAAAGTCTGATAACTTGAGTTCAACGTAATGGTTCCGCTTGTGGTAGGAGTCATAGTTGTTGTGTATGTTCCCTCTTCATAATCGTCAAGCGTATTTGAAGCAGCCCCAGCGAAACCATTTCCTAGTTCTATACCATTATTAAATGAAACTACACCTCCACTGTGTATTCGCATTCTTTCTACAGTAGTTTCTGATCCATCAGGCGTTGTGTAAAACTCCAACCTACCGGGCATGTCATTACTACCGGGAGTACCGTCTACTTTTGATTGAATAACAGCAGCTAAACTTTCTATATCCGTACCATCAGCACCAGTAAAGAAAATACCACCAAGTCTGTCTCCTGACGCGACAGAAGTAGAAGCTCCCTTGGATGTACCTCTACTCCTCCCAAATAAAAGCAAAGGAGCAATAGCGGCAGTTGTCCCTGTATTTCCCACAAGAGCCATAGCAGAATCGTTATACCCAGTCCCTTCTTTGAATAAAGTAGGTGTTACTCCTGATAAAGCTCTTGAAGCAGTTGTTCCAACAAGCAGATTACCGCCAGTATCCTGAATATTTACATTACCAGATGCGCTTGCTGACCTGATATACCAGTCGCCATTTGTGCCATAGTGAACGAAAGAAGAATGAGAACCTTTAGCTGCATTAGGTGTCAAATCTAGTGTTCCGTTGGTTTGATTCAGGCCAACAACATGTAAAGCAGTATTAGGATTGCTGCTCCCGATACCAACTTTTCCGTCAGATGAGATGCGCATATGCTCTGTTATATTCGTAGCACTACCTGAAGCTTTAGTTCGGAAAGATAAATGTCCAGCACCAGCAGTTGATACTAAATTATCCGAAACACCCACAATTGCTGCGAATCTTTGTTGGATGCTGTTGTTTGAAGTTATATGACAAAAGTCAATTGAACCACCATAAGCATTATCGCCATTTATAAGTGCTAATGTTGCAAGCTCTCCACTATTAGAAGATTTAACAAGCATAGTAGGCACATAAGCATTTGAGGCGTCATAGTACACGCCAGATACAGTCGTTCCAAAAAGATACCTATTGCTTAAAAATAATGCTTGTTGTGCTCCCGCTGCCGCAAATCCAAGTTGATCAGATGCAGCACGAAAAAGCCCTGTATTTGTATCGCCAGAAAAAGTCAAAGAGGGCGCAGAAGCACTGCCAACGGGCAGAATTACACTCCCCGCAAAGGTAGCGCCAGCGTTAAAAGTGGCCGCACCCGCATCTGACATATCAAGCGTCAGTGCGTTAATTGCAGACCCGCCATCATTTCCACTGAAAACAATATCTTGATCAGAGGCATCAGGTTTTATCTGAAAATTGCCCCCGCTCAGTCCTAACGCGCCGAAGGTGGTGCCGCCATCTTTTAGAATTATAAAACCGCCATCAGCATCAAGTGAAATATTACCGCCAGCATCTATCGTGAAATCTGAGGCGTGAGCTATGTTCCCCGTCATCGTGCCGCCAGCCAACGGAAGCTTGGTCGCTATGCTGTTTGTTATGGTTGTGGAGAAACTGGCATCATCCCCCATCGCTGCTGCTAGTTCGTTTAAGGTATCTAGGGCAGAAGGAGCACTGTCTACAAGGTTAGCGACTGCCGTTGTAACAAACGCTGTGGTA